GGTCCTCCTCGCTGCCCTCGTACGCGATGATCGGCCAGCCACCAGCCGGTCCGTGCTCTGCGACGACCGCGGTCCTCACGTCCAGGCCCTGCGTCACTGCGTCGATGACGCTCTCCACCGTCTCGCCATCCTCGATGACCGTGTCCAGCTCGATGCGCATGTGTGCTCCTCATCATTACGTCTCCGGCTACCTGCCGTTGCGTCGATTATATCAGGATTCAAGAGCTAGCTGCAACTGGTTTCGCATCACTCCTCGAGCGATCTCCAGCGACTCCTCGGTCATCCCCGCCTTCTCCATGTCCTCCAGCGCCTTGACGAACGTCTGTGCCAGTGCCTCCCCACCTCGCAGCTCACGCTCGATGAGTAGCTGCGCCACACCCGCGTCGATCGCCGCCTTCGAGACCTTCGCCAGCGTCTGCCGCTCCACCTGCGACTGCTCCACCCACCATGAGAGGTTCCTCCCTGTGATCGGCGCGCCGTCGAGTGCACCACCCCGCACCTCACCCAGTGGGGTGCTGGCCGCGGCTCCCGTGTGCTCGTCATCACTCTCCGCCGTCGCCAACACCGACTCGATGTACCGCAACTTCCCAGCGGTGATGCGAATCACCAGCAGCAACGCCTCCCAGGGGGACACGTCGTACTCCTGCGCGTATGCGTGTGCCATGATCCATGCTCCAATGGCTCGTCCCTGCTTCTTCATACCACCGTGCGCCATGCACGGTCCACCGAGACCCTCGTACGGTCCACCGCGACCCGACCTACTTGGACACCGCTTACCGACCAACCTCCCACGCTGCCAGATCGCGGGACAGTGCGCTAGGTCATCCTGCCTTTGCCACAGCTGCTCGGCCGCCTGACGTCCTGATTCTTGCTGTCGGGATAACACTGTTACGCGCGAATCACTGATCAACTTTCCTCCTTCTCGTTCTTCTCACTCCAGCGTTCACATTCCTCATCGATGTGCTCCATGACTTCACTTGGGTTATACGTCACACCGCAGAGGCAAGCGTACCCACTGTCGTAGAGATCATTTGCCTCCTGATCCCAGGTAAACCTATGATGTGCCATGATCTAACTACTGATCAACAGTGATTTGTAAGCTGAAAGCTGGTGCCTCGATAATTTCACTTCTAGCGCGCTAGCGCGTATACATGCGTACGTTAGATCTAACTTTTTCCACCCTCTCCCTTACAGCTTACAAAATAGAGAAGAATAATACACTGATGTTGGTAAACGAAGATCAAATCACAGTAAGTGGGAGACTTCAGCCAGTGTACAAACTGCGTACAATTGCTTCAAAACATCAAGATCCATCGTTCTCCTCCGATCTTTCTTGATCTTGTGTCTCGTGATTGTACGCAGTCTGTCTCCCGTTTGTACCTCACCTCGTTACAACCACTACGGCCACTACTACGGCCACTACAGCCAACCCATGATGGGAATCTCGTCGCCACGCGTGAGACGGCGGCCGATCCACCGCATACCGGCACTTGGCTTTGACTCCCAACCACGCTCACGAAGCGCGACACCGAGGTCCTTGAGGCTCAATGCCTCCTGCTTATCGTTCTTATCGCCGTGCTCATTGACCCACAGCGTGTACCATCGATGAAGCACAGACGCCTTCGCCATCGACGTCAGTGGACCATCCACGGCGTCATGCAGGCGACCCTCGGTGCGCATCCACATGAGCCACTCATCCACGTGATTCATCTGCCCGAACGACTCCATGGTCTCTAATGCGAATCGCTGTGGCACGAGATCCCAACGAAGACCATTCACTACCATTGGGCTGCGCGCTCCCCGTACGAGACGCGCCACGAGTGCCTGCTGACACCGCGTGTCGTGAATGAATCGCTCCTTGATGCGAGTGTCTTCCTTCTCCTTTGGCAGCGTATGATCAAAGCGCATGACGATGACACGACGCTTAAGTGCCGTGTCTGCGCCCTTGATGCGTGGCATCTCGTTTGTGACGATGAGCGGTGTGAATCGCGGCTTCGCCTCGATGCTTCCTTGATACAGACCACGGTATGGGACTCGCTCACCACCCGTGAGTCGCTTCATCTGATCCGCGTGTAGCTCCCACTGCTTTGATGCCTCCACCGCGATCGCCAGCCGCGTGTACATCGCCTTTACGAGGTCTGGTCGTGGCTTATCATCCAGGTTGCCGCGAAAGATGCTTGAGCCGATGCTCGTCGTGTAGCGACCCAGGAGCGCCTCGAGCGCCTCAACGAGTTGTGACTTACCTGACGTCGTGTTACCCACAATGATTGGGAAGAGACGACCAATGTTGCCCCCGCGAAGTGCGTTACCTAGGATCGCAAAGATCACATCTTGATCCTCCGGCTCTGGAATGAACGTCTCCAGATACTGCGTGAGAAACGGCGACGTCGCCTCTGGGTCATACGCGACGTTGAGCACACGTGTGTTCATCTGCTCGGCGCTTGTCTTGATGCGCTCACCCGTCTGCAGGTTGATCGTGCAATCTTGCGCCACGAGATGATGTGCATTGCTATCGAGTTCATCCTCCGTTACCTGCAGTTCCTTCAGCGTACGCGCGATCTTCACCGTGCGTTGCCTTGAGTCCAGCGACTCCGTCGCTGTGGCGTGCTTTCGTAGTCGCTCACGTGGCGAGTCACCGCCGTTCTCTGGTTCCTCGTTCGATGCGTCCTCTGCCTCCGCGCGATACCACCGTGTCAGTCCCGCGACCAGTGCGAGAACCTTGAGCCCACCGATGTCTGGTTCCCAGCACTTCCCGTTCCAGACCAGCCACTGATCCAGGTCGATGACGTAGCGAATGATGCCATCAAAGAGATCGGCGAAGCGTCGTCCGTTGCCGTCATCGGTGAGCGTCAGAAACTCTGGCTCTACCTGCGCGAGAACCTGATCGATCGTGAGCGTGGTTTCCTCGACGTCGGTCAACGTGACCGCCAAGACTTCGTAGGTGTCACCACAGTGATTCGACCGGCCTTCCTATGTTCACTCATCGTCGTGGAAGAGGCACTAGAGCCAAAGCGCTGGACCCACTTCCGCTGCACGGGGAGTACGTCTGGTTGAATGTTGCGATCACGCTCGATCTTGTACTCAACGTATGACCAGTGAAAGTAAGCCGTAGCCTCGGGTGGCTGTGCGCATGCCTCCCAGTGGGCGTACATTGTCTCAAAGATCTCTTGCTCGGTCTTACCCGCCTTTCGCAGCCTAAACGACAGTGTTGCGAAGAATGGTTCACGCTCACCGTCACGCGCACCCTCGCGCAGTGCTCGCTCATAGTCCTCACCCTTGAGCAGCTGACCACGACCCGCGCCACGACCGCCACTCATCACACTCCGGCCGATGCTGGAGGAGATCCACCGTAGCATCTCCGGCGGTGCGTCCGCGAGTGTCTCCACGGGGTCTAGCCAGTGACGATCATCTGAGCCGTCAGCGACGAGAATGTACCCACTGTCTGCCTTGATGTCCACCTGCGGGAGAATGCGGTTGTGACAACCGATCGCCATGCCAACGGGCAGACGATACACGAGGTGCAACCCGCCCGATGACGTTCGCTGCCGCAGCGTTACGGGAAGTGACCATGCACCCTCGACCCATGATTCCCACGAGTCCAGGACACCCAGACCAGTCACGTCTACGTCATCTACGGTAGCCGCACTCGACTCCGCATCGATGACCAGTAGGCGACTGACGCCACCGGTGCGAACGGCTAACATCCCATCCGGTCGCGCGGCTACCTGCGCCGCAACCTTATCACAATCCAGTGATGCGGCGTAGAAGCCATGACACGTGAGACAGTGACACCCACTGGGTGAGTGACGAACGTAAGTGTCTGGTCGCCGTGAGTCACAGCGTGGGCAGTTGCGGATCGGTGTCTTACCAGATCCGAGCACGAAGACTGGCCACCCGAGTTCCTGGTATCGGCGTGCGATCAAGATCTTTAACTGTGGATCGACGTTCTGTGGTAGAATCTGATCTGGCATCGAAAACCTCCGACCGGCGTAGGGGGACAAGAGAGGCCGGATCCGTCTAGGCAACGGGTCCGGCCTCTTACCGTAGGCGGACGGTCGCGTGCTCCGCCAGCGCCTCGTTGATGATCGCTGTGATGGACATGCCGCGACGCTTGGCCTGGTCACGGACGTACCTGTCCACCTCAACCGACAGTCGCAGGCAAAAGCCACGTTGGTCCGCCCGCCACGACTTACCCTTTACGCTCGCTGTGATCTTCTCCGCGGCGGTTGCGTCCGCCGACACGGTTACCGTCATGCGTCGATTTTATATCAGAACTCCGACGTGTTGATCTCGCAGTGTGCCGGACGGCACCACCTCTCGACACCTGGACCTGGTACTATCGACCTGTCGGCGAGCACGTCCCACCTCCGAGTCCACGCGGGTTGCTCGTCCAAAGACCTCCTGTCGCCTCCACGGTAACTACGACTCGCCGACACCTAAGTTCTTTAGACGAATGACGGAGGATGAGTGCATGAAGCAGATTCGCATGGGACCCAGCAACGCGGTGCTCGATGAGTACGAGCGACCGTTCCACGTTGATGACTGGGTCATCGAGGATCGCGGCGGTGACCGTGAGTTCGTTGGTCAGCTGATCGGCATTGGAACATCGCGGCGCGAAGCACACAATCACAATCTTCGCAACGAAGCCACGACAGACCGCGGTCGCTGCACCGCGTGCCGGTGGTCCGAGATCTACGTCTTCAGCGTGAGTGACCGTGATCGCAACGTTCCGCCCGGTGCGCGCTACTGCGTGTACACACTTGGGCCAAGCATCGTCCCGGGTGAGAACACTCGCGCCAACGTTCGCTGGGCAACCAGCGGGTTCGAGGTCGTGGAACTCTGCACAGTGCGACGTGGTGAGCGTGGTGCTCCGTTCCTACCGGCCGCACACGCCCGCGCGCTCGCGATGGCGGCGAACGTGGACGACGACGTCGCCGACGCGTACGTGAACCGCGCGGTAGCGTAAACTCATCGTCACCACCTGTTTGCATCAGGACGCAAGTCTTGATATGGTAATCCTAGCACGGCAAATCGAGACAAAGGACGAACGATGAAGGATCTGACCCGAGTCAACGGCGTCAAGGTCGAGGCGCGTGAGCGCGCCAAGTACACCGCCGAGAACCGACCCAACGAACAGGTGATGATCGGTGCCGAGGTCCCGACCGTGGACGAGGTGTTGCTCGAGGACGGCACCGTTCTCTACCAGTGCGTGCATCCCAAGGCCGGCGACTGCGAGTACGTGCACATCAACATGCGAAGCGTCACCGCGCACCAGACGGCACACGGCATTCGCAACGACCGCCGAGTGGCCAAGGCGGCCATTGCCCGCGCTGAGGCCGCGGAGGCTGAGCTCGCCGCTCGCATCGAACGACGTTCAAGCGGTAGTCGACAGGCAGCGATGACGCGTAAGCAGAAGCGTGAACTGACACCCGTTCCCACGGAGGTCGGTGGGCGAACCGGGCGTGACAGTGGCAAGGGCAACCCGACCAGCAGCGCGATCGGTGACCAGGAGCTCGCCAAGGCCGCGCAGCGTGTCATCACCGCGTGGAACGCCCTGCAGGAGTGCACGAACACCTTTCAGGACGTGTTCATCGGCTACATGCGAATGGCGCAGACCGCCACCATGGAACAGCGAGTCGATCCGCAGATCCTCGCCAAGGCGCAGCAGTACGACGTACTGCAGGCCGCGTTGAAGGGCATCAACACCGTCAAGTAATAGGACAACTCGCGGTTCCACATTCACTCAAGTCCTGATACAATCGAACTACCACACCGGTCAGCAAGTGAACAAACTCAGGTGGAGGATGAACGATGGAGACGATCACCGCGCTCAAGGCCCTGATCGACTACTTCAACGAGGGCGCCGGCAAGCGTCCGATGAAGGACTGGGCGGCGGAGGTCAAGGCGCTCACCCCCGCGGAGAAGCAGGAGCTCGCCGCGGGCGCCGCGAAGGCACTCAGTAAGCAGCTCGTCTAGGCGTTACTCTCGCACAGAGACCGGCGGCGGCCTCATCAGCCGTCGCCGGCCGGGGACGGTAGCTCAACGGGAGAGAGCTATGCGACGGCAGAGACGAAGGGTTCGAGTCCCTCCCGTCCCACGTTGAGATGAGAGGAGGATCATCATGCGCTCCGATTACGGTTGGGAGTAGTCGCAATTACTTTGGCCGGCTGGGAGGACGAGAACGGCACCTCGTCCTCCCCCAATGACGAAGGGACGAATGATGCGTAAGAGATCACTCGTGGGATGGCTGCTGGTGGTACTCATCGCTGGCACCAATGGTAAGTGTGGCACCAGTGGTGGCGGTGGCACAGAGCACAAGGAAAATCCAAGACCCGCGGATACTCGTCCGACGTGTCCAGACATTGCGTTTCGCTCGCCTGAAGAGCGATGCCTCACGATCCAGACGTTCGTTGAGTCTCGCCTCGGTCCGTACGATGTGTACATTCGGATCGACGGCGGCAACGGCGCGTATCCACCTCACATTCCCATTGCATCAGGTGGCTGGAAGCACAGCCTCGTGTATCGCACGGGTGTCAAGATGACGATCAACGTAACGTTGCACTACGAGGGCGAGAAGAGTCGTGATGGCTACTGCTCCATCACCGACGCCAACAACTACACCAAGGACTCACTCCGATCCATTCGCGCGCAGGGTGGGTCACCGTACCAAGCGATCTGCACGCTTCACACGGTTCAGTAGGCATACGACACAACGATAGGAAGTGCGGCGATGAATGATCTCGAGACGCTGGCGTTCATCGCCGCACCGTCTGTCGTGATCTTGTTTGGACTCATCCTCATTCTCATCTCACAGATCACCGTACCGGATCCGTACGAGTCGATGACCACCGCTCGACACGTCATGCACGTCGATGAGACCACACGTGATGTCCTCGAGGGAATCGTTGAGGACCTCGAGATGTACTCGCAAGTGGGTCGGCGTGGTCGATACTCGGCGGTACGCAACGTGCGTGTAGCGGACGACTGGATGCCGTACATCGGTGACCGACTCGTCACCGTCCTCACCCAGTCAACGGCAGAGTTCCTCTTCGTGCGGCAGCCCAAGAATCAACTCACTGACCCGTACCAGCGCGCCCAGTGGGCGACACAGTTCGCCACGATCGGCTAGGATCAAGTTATGGCCATCATCGTCCTCGAGGGTCCCGATCTCGTCGGTAAATCTACCCTCGCGCGACAATTGTCTGCGCGACTCGTCAATGCGGAATGTCTCAAGCAGGGACCACCCAGTGGGTCAGTGGACATCCTTGAGCAGTACCTTCGTCCCATCCAGGACTGGTGCTACGAGCCCATGCTCGTTCGTCCCAGGTGGCTCATCCTCGATCGTTGGCACGTAGGCGAGCTCTTCTACGGACCACTCCTGCGTGGCAAGAGTCTTCTCACGGGGCAGCAGGCGGACTACATCGACATGGTGCTCCAGACCTTCGGTTGCAACTTCACGTACGTCACCGAGTCACCACGCGTCCTCGAGCAGCGATGGGACGTGCGTGGCGACGGTCTCATCAAGCGTGAGTGGCTCGCGGATCTCTACCATGACTACAGCGAGTGGATGAGTCAACGTTCCCACTGGGCGGGGCAGCAGACCGTTGGCATCGATCATCATGGTTTCGAGATGAGAGAGCGTCCACAATCACCAATGGCCGGGTCGTACATCGGTCCTCGCAATCCCAAGGTGCTGCTCCTGGGTGATGAACGCGCAGATCATCGATTCGTCTTTCCGTTCGTTCCCGCTCGAGCGACATCCGGGCACTGGCTCATGGGTGCACTTCACGCGGCGGACGTGAACCACATGCACGTTGGCATCATGAACGCGAACGAGACGAACGCACAGCAACTGCTCACCCAGTGGGATGCACTCGGCAGACCACCCGTCATCACACTCGGCCGCAACGCACAGCGAGCATGGATGACCGGCGTGACGATTCAGTCTGCGCACTACCTCAATCACCCGCAGCATGAGCGTCGGTTCCACTACGCAAAGATGGAGCGATACGGACAGGCGATCAAGGATGTGATGCAGAATGGGTGACGAATACGACGCCGCCGAGACCACGTATCTCAACGGTGAGTGGAATGAGGAAGTCGACACGTTCATGGGCGATGAGTACGATGATACACCACAACCGCGCTCATTCGTCAACCCACGTGGTCTATCACGCGCGCAGCAGGCAACACAGAATGAGCGAGATTTTGGTACGATCTACCCACTAATTCCAGTGATCAGTGTACAGCGTGATGGGATTCAGTGGCCCACCCACGACGAGAGGCAGAATATGAGGACGAGCGACGAGCTGCGCACCGAGGCGGAGAACCTGCGACTGCAGGCGGAGCGTCTCGAGGAGATCGCGGCGCAGCGGGCCAAGTACGGCGAGGACCCATTCAAGAACGGCACCGTGCTGAAGATCGACATGAAGTACCGCGACACGGCGCGAACGTACGCATACGGCGCCGTGAAGACCGCTGGACGATACTGGCTGTCTGGTCGGTTGATCCCGCAGAACGGCGTGATCACCGCGTCCATCAACACCGGCTGGACGTGGGAGCAGTTCGTCGCGTGGCTGGCCCAGGGGGACGCCACCGTGTGGCAGGCCATGAGTCTGCGGCAGGTACTGTAGACAACATGAGTGAGATCGTACTCCACAACATGAGTGAGTACCCACAGGTGCTTCGTCGCATCTTCCAGTATGGAGAGTGGCGGAGCCCACGTGGCTTGCCTACCACTGACCTTGGATTCACTAGCATTGTGCTGCTCAACCCACTGGGCGGCATGCCACTTGGCATCGGTCGCAAGCTCAACCCAGCCATCGGTGCCGTCGAGGCAATCCAGTTGATCGCGGGCATCTCAGACCCTGAGCTCGTCCTGAGACTCGCTCCGCAGATGGAGCGGTATACCGATCCAGCGGAGTATGATCATTCCGAGCGGATGTTCTGGGGTGCGTATGGCGAACGCATCAAGATGCAAGCGCATCTCGCAACTCGTAAGATTGTGCTTGATCATGATACTCGCCAGGCAGTGATCACGTTGTGGGATCCGTGGCTCGATAACGTGAACGGGAAGCACGATTATCCGTGTACGATCGCGCTGCAGTTCTTCGTGCAGGACGCAACGCTGTGCATGAACACAATCATGCGATCAAATGACGCGTGGCTCGGTCTTCCATATGACGTGTTCCAATTCACACAGCTGCAGTCGTCCATCGCCAGTGCACTTCATCTCGAACCAGGAGTGTATCGACACACGGCACTATCACTTCATCTCTATGAGAGAAATCACGCTGCAGCGACTGAACTACTTGATGGCTGGTCTCCTCGAGTGGCTCGTGAATCTTACGCGAAGGTCTGGCAGCCAGATGGCATCGGACGTGTGGGTGATCCATTTACCATCATCACGGGACGCGCGGTGAACATCATCAACAACGACCCACTCGACAATGAGACGAACAGTGAGAGGTGGTATCGTGAGCGGCTCCATGGCGACAAGTCTGAAGCGGCCGACGTGGGATAGCACATGGATGAACGTCGCACGTGTTGTCGCGCAGCGCTCACTGTGCGATCGTGACAAGGTCGGCGCGGTCGTCGTATCCAAGGCCAACCGACTGCTCGAGACGGGATACAACGGACCACCCAGTGGATACGTGACTAACGATGTCGGCTGCTCGAGCTGGTGCACCCGTGCACAGATGAAACCAACGAAATGGGTGATGACTCCCGATACGAATCCAGGTCTCGACTGGGAGATCGATAACGGTACCACATACATTGTGCAAGGAGACTTGAAGCGTCCCGTTGTCAGCGACGAGCAGATGATTCGGTATGGCTTCATGCCAGGGTATGACCTCTCACCTGACTACTCCGACTGCCCCTCGCTCCATGCCGAGGCCAACGCCTTGATGCGAGGCGATCGCTCCGCCCGAGATGGTGGTACGATCTACATCACGAGTGGTGTGTGCTGGGGCTGCGCAAAGTTGATCGCAAACTCCGGTCTTATTCTCGTCATCATCGATGAGGATGGCAACCCGGGCTCACACCGAAATAGTGAGAAGTCTTATCAATTCCTCGAGAGTTGTGGGTTGACCGTTGTCACTGGATAATGTATCGCTACATCTTGTGGATTCAGTGGACGAGGCATTCGCACTCATGCGCTGGCTGGGTGAGCGACGACCAGATGAGGTGCTCGGAGTCGACATCGAGACGACTGGTCTCAAGCAGCGTCATGATCGAGTGCGCCTCGTCCAGGTCGGCGATGAGATGACTGGCTGGTCCATCCCCTGGGAGGACTGGGGTGGCGTCGTTCGTGAGGTTGTTCGCAAATGGGACGGTTGGTGGGTTGGACACAACTTCGTTAGCTTCGACTGGCGATTTCTGGACCGTGTTGGGGTGTCTCTACCTCGTGATCGGCTTCACGACACTCGTCCTATGGCGCATATTCTCGAACCCACGTACTCCACCGCACTCAAGACACTCGCCTCGAGATACGTCGACGCACGAGCGGCGTCGATGCAGGACGAGCTCGACAATGCGATCGGCAAGTCTGGTGGTTGGACGTGGGCAACCGTGCCGATCGACTTCCAGCCGTACTGGTCGTACGGTGCGCTCGATCCGATCCTCACGAAGCGTCTCTTCATGCACCACCAGGACGCGGTTAAGCGAGATGGATCGTGGCGTGGCTACGAGGTTGAACTCGGTGCCTCGTGGGTGACCCAGCGAATGGAAGAGAACGGCGCACACGTCGACCGCGCGTACGCCGCCGAGTACCTCAAGAAGTACGAGAAGTACTGCGTCGACACCGCCCGGTGGGTTAAGGACACATATGGCATCTCAGCCGGGTCGAACCAGGCCATCATTGGCGTTCTACTTCGAGAGGGCTTCGAGTTCACAAAGCGAACCAAGGGTGGCGCTGCATCTCTCGACGCGGAGGTACTCGCGGATATTGATCATCCGCTGGCGACGGCCGTTCTCTCGCGTCGTAAGCTTCAAAAGATATCGTCGACAAACCTGAGCCACATCGTTGCCGAGGCAGACGCAGACGATCTCATGCACCCCAGCATCAACCCACTGGGTGCTCGGACCAGCCGGATGTCGATGGCACAACCGAACCTGCAGAACCTCCCCAGAGCATCGGAATCCAACCCCGCGGCAACAACTGTACGGAACTGCTACACCACCCGCTACGGAGGCGACGGCCGCCTCGTGTTCTGCGACTTCGACCAGATCGAGATGCGTGGCCTAGCTCACATGTCTCAAGATCAAGGACTACGAGATGCGTTCCTTTCACCGAACGACTTCTTCATCGAGCTCGCTCGATCTGTCTTCAATGATCAGACGATCTCGTCCAAGAAAGATCCACGTCGCCAAGTCGTCAAGAACGTGGGTTACGGCAAGATCTACGGTGCCGGGATCACGAAGCTGGCACTCACGGCTCACATCTCAGAGGAGCAAGCGGCGGCCGCTATGCACGCCTTTGACGCTTCGTTTCCCGGCGTTCGTGCTTTTCAGAACCGTGTCCAGCGAACTGCTCTTGAGCGTAAAACTGCCGAGGGAGTCGGCTACGTCCGCTCTCCTCTCACGCATCGTCGTCATCCGTCGGATGACGGCAAGGAATATGCACTCGTAAACTACCTCGTCCAGGGCCTGGCCGCGGAGATGTTCAAGATGAAGCTCATCGAGCTGGAGAACGCTGGACTTGGTAATCGCATGATTCTCGCTGTGCATGATGAGGTCATCCTCGACGTTCCCAACGATGAGTACGAAGATGTCATCACAACACTCAGAGACATCATGAACGACGACAAGATGCTGAGTGTTCCCGTCACCGCGGGTCTCGCGTATGGAGAGCGATGGGGGAAGAAGACAGATGTTGACTGAGCAATCACGCACGTTCACCATCATCGCGCTTGACACTGGCAACATCACGGGTATCTGCGCACTGACACTGGGACTAGGTCTTACGGCGACGTCGCCGCAAGTCACACACTCCATCGCAGAGCGACCCTGGCTCGAGGCAGTGTCATACGCCGAACGCTGGGTGCGCCAAACCTCCAACGTCGCACTGTGTTGGGAGCGCTACGACAACACGCCGGGACGTCGTGTACTCACCGCGCAACCCGCTGCACAGATGGCTAATGGAGCGTTGGAGTACGTTGCCACGCAGTGCGGTGTAACCTTTCGGCAACAGTCTAGGGGAGACGCCAAGAAGGTTGTCACCGACGCAGTGCTCCGTAAGCTCAAGTGGTATCACAAGACGAAGGACGGTCACGCCAATGACGCGTCTCGTCAGGCAGGATATTTCCTCCATCAGTTTCATCCAGAGCTGTGGTTGCGACTTCTCGAGGGTGTATAGTAGAAAACAGAATCGACGAACCGACGGAGGACGAACGATGTACGTTGTGACGGTAAAGTTTCCTCGTGATCCTCATCATGATCCGAGGAACAAGAAGACCGGAGCGTGTCCAGTAAGTGAGGACTGCACCGATGTGACGGGACAGCATCACAGCTTCGTCGCTTACAATGATGCTGACCTCGAGTTCATCAAGACGAAGTACGAACACATCACGCGGATCGAGCGTGTTTAATGCCGCTTGCTGAGATTCATGAAGACGCCATTCGTGTCGACACAGCGTGGAACGAGAAGGAACTCGTCAAGGCCATTCCAGGTTCACGTTGGAACGCCGTCGAGAAGATGTGGACCGTTCCGCTCACGATGGTCGCATGCTCGCAGCTCAAGGGTCAGTTCAAGGACACGCTTCAGGTCGGACCACAACTCACCCAGTGGGTGTGGAACGAGTACAACAGACGTGTGAAACCGGCACTTGAGCAGCGTGAGAAGTTTGCGTTTAACGACAGTGGCTTCGTCATTGACTCGCGTCTCTACGACTTTCAGCAGTGGGGCGCGTCGTGGCTCATCGCTGCCGGTTCCGGTCTTCTCTGTGACGAGATGGGAACCGGTAAGACCATTCAGGTTCTCGCCGCGATGGCGCATCTCGACGAACTTGACAGCACATCGGTACTTCCCGCACTTGTGGTCTCTCCCAACTCCGTGAAGATGAACTGGGCAAAGGAGACAGCGACGTGGTTGCCACAGGCGACTCCGTACGTGCTCACTGGGACAGCTTCCGTAAGGGCGAAGTTGATCGCCGCCGCTGCGAAGGATCCAACTGCGCTGGTCATCACGAACTTCGAGTCGACTCACAGGTTGAGCCGTCTCAGCGGGTATGGCTCAATCCGCCTACTGCGTTGCCGGGAGTGTGATCCGAAGTATGGTGTCGAAGGACTCAAGCCAGCGGGTTGCGAAGTCCACCCACGTCCGCTCAACCAGATCCCATTTCACACGGTTATCGTTGATGAGGCGCACCGTATCAAGGATCCAAAGGCAAAACAGACTCGGGCAGTCTGGGCACTGGGATCTGGTGATGCGGTACAACGACGTTGGGCACTCACGGGCACTCCTCTCGCGAACGATCCTAGCGATCTATGGTCCATCATGCACTTCGTCACTCCGGACGAGTACCCGACGAAGTCCAAGTTCGTAGATCTCTACTGCCTCCTCTCGTGGAACGTGCACGGTGGAATAGACGTCGTCGGCATCAACCCAGAGCGCAAGGAAGAGTTCTACAAGATCTTCGATCCACGCTTCCGTCGCATGCCCAAGGCACTCGTCCTGTCGCAGCTGCCGCCTAAGATTCGTCAGCGTCGCATGGTGGAGATGACGCCGAAGCAGAGAAAGGCGTATGATGAGGTTGCCAGTCGTCTTCTCACGCGGCTTGACGATGGAAGCATTCTGGTCGCTAAGTCAGACTTGTCTGCGCAGATCCGCCTCCTGCAGCTGGCCTCTTCGTACTGTCTCGTCGACTACCATGACGCACCTCATGACCCGACACAGTGGACTGTGGAACTCACGGAGCCGAGCCCCAAGCTCGATGAACTTATGGCGGTACTGGATGAGCTTGGAGATCGTCCGGTCGTGGTTGCTGCCGAACAACGTCGCCTCATTGAGCTGGCCTGCGTACGACTTGACAAGGCCAGTATATCGTATGGACTCATCACCGGCGCGGTGGATGCCTACGATCGACAGGTCGCCCTGGAGTCTTTTCAAGCAGGAAGACTTAGAGTACTCCTCTTCACTCTCAAGGCTGGTGGCACAGGTCTTACGATGACAGCCGCGGACACCATCATCTTCCTGCAGCGATCGTGGTCCATGATCGATAACAAGCAGGCAGAGGACCGTGTTCACCGCATCGGCTCGGAGATTCATGAGTCGATCAACATCATCGACATCGTGACGGAGGACACAGTGGAGGAGACACAGATCGCTCGCCTCTACGACAAGGCGCGACGTCTCGATGAGATCACTCGTGACCGTGCGACACTCCTCAAGGCTGGTCGATCGATCGTCCACCTAGACGACGAGGAAGGTAAGATCATGAACTCGTTCCTCGGACAACTGGAGTGACCAGTGGGAGCGCAAGCGAGACACCGTCGACGCTCATCGACCCGTTTTCTCACTATCAAGATCGCGCAAGGCAGATCACTCTTCGCCAAGATGCGCGGCTCATCTCGCACAGCGAGGTCGCAACGTTCAAGCGATGCCGTCGTAAGTGGTGGCTCGCGTGGTACCGCGGACTCCGACTCGCCAAGGAGTCACCTACCGGGGTCAGAGCAGTGGGTGATCGAGTCCATCGAGCGCTTGCGCAGTGGTACGTCCCTGACCGAGCTTTGGCGAGAGATCCTCGAGCAGCACTCGAGGACCTGATCAAGAGTGACACAGAGCAGGTCGTTCAGAAGTTCAAGAATGACGACAACATCGCCGGCATCCTACTGACGATGAAGAAGGACGACGACCTCGAGCGGGCCATGATCGCTGGTTACGTCCAGTGGCTCAACGAAACGGGAGCTGACGATAACTATGAAGTACTCGCCTCCGAGACGTATCAAGATGCACTTCTCCCAGGAGTTCAAGGACGAGGTGAACTCGCTGTTTTCATCATTGCTAAGCTCGATGCGAAGGTTCGTCGACTCACTGATGAAGTACTTCGCTTCGTTGACCACAAGACTGTCGCTGACTTCTCTTCAAAGAGCAGTGGCCTCGCCATCGATGAGCAGATGCTCTGGTATGATCTGATCGAGATCCTCACAAACACTCCCGCCGGTGAGCGTTCCGGTGGTGCCATCTACAACATGCTTCGACGTGTGAAGCGGACGGTGAAGGCCAAGCCACCGTTCTTCATGCGTGAGGAAGTGTTGCACAATCATCATCAAGTGCAAGCGTTCTACCAGCAGCTGTGGGGAACCGTGCACGACCTCCTCAAGCTAGAGGAACGTCTCGATGAGGGACGTGATCACCAGAATGTAGCGTATCCTAACCCACTGGGTGACTGCTCGTGGTCATGTGATTATCGAGTCATCTGCCCACTCTTCAATGATGGCTCACGAGTGGAGTCTATGATCGATCAGTACTACGTCGCGGGTGACCCACTCGCGTACTACTACCGTGATGAGGTGATGAAGTGAACTGGCCCGCGTCAATCGCAATCTCGATTGGATCGATCTCCGTCGCACTGACCACGATCGCGATCTTCGGTGGTAAGATCAAGAAGAGCTCGAGTGACAACGAAGACTGAGACACTCTCTGTGCTCATTCATGCCGCAGCGAAGGTGGGTAAGTCAACGCTGTCGTCAACGGCACCACCACCCGTGCTCGTGCTCGACGCAGAGGGATCCTGGAAGTTCATCAAGGTGCGAAAGATCTACTGGGATCCGATGTCTCAGCCAATCCCGCGCTACGACGGCACGTGGGACGCCTGCGTTGTGACGATTACCCAGTGGGCACAGGTTGACCAGATCTACCGACACCTCACCCAGGTCGAGCATGACTTCGTCTCCGTGGTCATCGACTCCATCACCGAGATCCAGCGTCGCCTCAAGCAGAATCTCAAGGGCACCGATGCGATGCAGATCCAGGACTGGGGGCAGCTGCTCACGAAGATGGACAGCACGATCCGTGCGTACCGTGACCTCACACTGCTGCCGATTCCCGTTCGCTGTGTGACGATGATCGCGGAGACACGTGAGGACAAGGGCAAGTGGCGCCCGTACATGCAGGGGCAGATCGGTGTGTCATTGCCGTACCTCGTCGACATCTGTGGGTACCTCTACGTGGGTATGACAATGGATGAGAACGGGCAGCCAACGAAGAAGGTGCGAAAGCTCTGGATCGGACCACACCCACAGTTCGAGTCCGGTGAGCGTGTCCAGGGAACACTGCCCGATGACATCGAGCAGCCAAACATCGCGGAGATGATGAAGACCATCTTTGCGAACGTACAGATGATGGAGATGTAGCGTGGAGCTTAACTGGTCAGACCTCATGAAGAACGCCAAGGTGGCGGCTGAGCCGGTGCCCGAGGGAGAGCACCCGGTGAAGATCATCGACTGCCAGGCGACGCAGTCGTCGAACGGCAAGCCGATGCTGAAGCTCACGGCGGAGATCGTCGAGGGACCCGCGGCGAAGCGCAAGGTGTACGGCAACCTCGTGCTCAGTGAGGAGAACGGCACAGCACTCGCGATCTTCTTCCGCAACCTCGAGGCGATCGGTCTTGACGAGAACTTCCTCAATCAGGGTCCGTCGTTCGACCAGGTGGCGAGCAACTGCATCGGTCGCATGCCGCATGTGGTGATCAGGCATCGCACGTGGAACGGCCAGGTGCGTGGAGACATCGATCGGTGGGTCGCACCACTGGACGGTGGACTGCCGGGTGCCGCGGGTGGTCCGATCGCTCCGGGCGCCGTGGTCGGTCCCGCCGGACCTCCGCTACCGACCACCAGCTCGTCCCCCACGGCCGCTCCAACGGTTGGTGCAGGTCCGACCGTCGGCACCGGTCCAAGCGCACCAGCGGATGCACCGCCGCCCCTGCCGATCTGACGAACGAAGTACGACGACCTGTGGTATAGTCAGTAGTGAGGGCGTCCGAGCTTGATTGTGGCTTGCTCGGGCGCCTTCTTCATCTTAGGAGGATAGATGACACTTGACGTTCTGCTCGAACGAATCCAGTACGAGGACGGTTCAGGTCTTCACAAGCCTGTTCGTCTTCTTTCACCAAATGGTGAGACATACGACATCTTGTCACTGAACTGGGACGCAGAGAACAATCAGTGGGTTCTCGTTGGAGAGGAAGCAGACGAGTGACGCGCATTGCGCTCATCACCACGACCATCAACGTTCCAACCGTGCTCACCCAGTGGGCAACCAGCATGACGAAGGATGATCTTATCGTCATCGCGGGTGATAAGAAGTCGCCACACGATGAGATCATCGATCTGCTCATTGAGATCAGCGAGTCCACCGGTGTCGACACTGTGTATCTCACACCAGACGTGCAGGAGCGGTACGCTGTCTCCGAGGTCATCGGCTGGAACTGTATCCAGCGTCGAAACATCGCGCTGCTTAATGCGATGGAGCACAATCCTCGATATATCCTCACCATCGATGACGACAACGCTCCCACGCAAAAGAACCAGGTCGAGCGTCTCATCACTGCGATCGAGAGTGACAAGCACGACTTCAGCAAGACGAACACGGGATGGTACAACCCAGGTCGCTCATGCATGACGAATGACTATCGTTTCGTCACACACCGCGGCTTTCCGCTCAGTCAGCGACACATCAAGCCATTTATCACAGCTGATGCCAAGTGTCCCATCGGTGTCGCTGCGATGCTGTGGACCGGTGCACCGGACATTGACGCTGTGGAACGCATCGTCTCAGATCCTGAGATCACTCGCATCTATCATGACGACGTCGTTGTGACTCCTGGCACGTGGGCACCGTTCAACACGCAGGCCACGATGTTTCGCGCGGAACTCGCTCCCGCGATGTTCATGTGGCCACATGTTGGTCGTTATGATGACATCTGGGCCAGCTACCTCACACGTGCGGTGATGGATCAGCTTGGCTGGGGAGCGTACTACGGTCACCCAGTGGTGCATCAGGACCGCAATCCGCACGATCTCATCAAGGATCTCAAGGCAGAGATCTTCGGCATGAAACACAACGAAACGATCATCAAGGCTCTTCGTGAGGCACGCTTTGCATCAGACTCAGACTCGCCGATCGCCATGACGGCAGATCTCTTCATCGCTGCTGAAAACACGGGTATTCTTCCGCACAACACAGTGCGAGCCTTTTCCCACTGGATTGCAGACGTTCGTCGCGCACAGGGTGGTTGGTGATGGGGAAGCTGATCGGCTACGGTAAGCTCGGACGGAGCATGCCACTCACACTGGAGAAGTGCGCCAACCTCGGCGGTGACGTGGAGATGGTCGCCGTCGTCAAGGAGATGGCACTTCGTCATCCTGACGACACATTCATTCTACTTGGTCGCAACACGGGTGAGATCCCCACACAGGTCGACATGCCGTCAAACATCATCAACCCCTGGGCGGAGTGGGGTTGGTCAGAGCGCCTCTTGCGAGAAGGTACACCCATTCGCAAGAAGTACGCGATCAATCCGAACGGCTCAAATCTGGCGATCCAGGGTCACATTGAGATGCGTGATCTGTTTCGTGACATCACCGAAGAGACGTTCGTCAAGTGTGATGGCCACGTCTTCTGGGTCGGTCAACACGGCTCGACGAACACACCCGTACCTAAGATCAGTGATCCATCCATCGTCACAAAACCACACGACTGGTGCGCGTACTACGCGTCACACATCCTGCAGGGTGTGAATGCCTGGCGTGACGTCCATCTTAACCGTGACGTCATCTGGCTCAATGCTGATGCCCGGAACACGCACAAGATGCGGGATCTGAAGCATCCACTCAAGAATCCGATCCTCACCCAGTACACGTTTAAGAACAACATCAAGCACGAGCAGTACGACGGTTCACCACCAGAGACCGGCGTCGTACGCAACATCTACTCACGGCTAGAGGTGAACGGTCTCGCTCCCGGCACTCCGTTCGGCGACCTCATCACGTACAACCCAAACCCAGTTGGGCGTGCGTACAACTTCGGTATGTTCATCAACGAGGCACGTGCCATCGGCGTGAAGACCGGAATGGATCGTCTCTCAGCAATGAGTGAATGGGTTCTACCGCTCATCGAGGACCACGCAAACCGGTCATGGTTTCACGGCACATGGTCACAGAAGTCACAGGATGAGATGCGACTTAGCATTTCTCCCGCACCGTGGGATCAGTACTACCCGACACTCAATGACACACTATGCACGTTCACCACACCGTCATCAGGAAGCGGCTGGGCGACGGCGAAGCCGTGGGAGGCATTCGCAGGCGGAACGATTTGCTTCTTCCACCCAGACTACGACGACCAGGACAACATCCTCAAGGACGCTCACCCAGGACTTCGCGACTGGCTTCGCTGTAAGACACCGCGTGATCTCAAGACTCGAGTGACCGCGGTCGTTGAAAATCGCAACACCGCCAAGTGGCTGATTACAAAGCAGCGTGAGCACTTCGACAAGGCAATGACCGAGAAGCGATACCTCAAGCTCATCGAGGAGATGATCTGGAATGACTAAGCGAGCACTCGTCACGGGTTCATCCGGATTCGTTGGACGTCACATGACACGTGAGTTACGCGCTCGTGACTTCGACGTTCACCTGTGTGACGTCAACGCGCCAATGATCCAGACGATGAAGGACTTCAACGATGTCGTTCGCTGGAACACAAATGTGTATGACCTCGTCGTTCACTGCGCGGCCATGGGTGCACACCGGGCGGCCATCGACGGTCAGCCGATGACATTCGCGCAGAACATGCAGTTGGACGCGACACTCTTCCACTGGGCAATGCGAACCAAGCAGAGGCACGTGCTCTACATCTCATCAAGTGCGGCATACCCGTACGAGCTACAGGACACGATCACGGACTATCGTCTGCAGGAAGACGACATCGAGCTCTGGCGGCCGATGCTGGCCGATGGTACGTACGGCATCACGAAGCTGACCGGAGAGCATCTCTCAGTGGCCGCGCGAGCCGCTGGTGTACCAGTTACCGTTGTTCGACCGTTCAGTGGCTACGGTGAGGATCAGGGCACCGAGTGGCCATTCGGAGCGTTCGTCCAGCGGATCCGCGACAGTGAGAACCCGTTCACAATCTGGGGTAGCGCCAAGCAACGACGCGACTGGATCCACATCGATGATGTTGTGAACGGCATGCTCGCCGTCGCGGAGTCCGGTACGGAGGATCCCGTTAACCTCTGCACGGGTCAGGGAACGGCGATGAGTGACCTTGTCCATCTCATGATGAACGTCATCGGGCGTGACGCGTGGAGCATCCAAGTCGATGAGACGAAGCCACTGGGTGTGATGAACCGTGTGGGTGATCCCACTCGGTTCTTCGAGTACTATCAACCGAAGGTAACGCTCGAGGAGGGTGTTCACCGAGCCATCAAGCAGATGAAGGATGGATGATGAACGAATGGGATGACGCGGTGCATGAAGACTGCCTCAAAGAGATGCTTTATCTTCAGGTGAAGCTACAGCAGCGCTACCTCAAGGGACGTTTACCTTGGGAGCTGCAGCATGACGAGCAGAAAGACTACATTCGCACGATGGTGCTCGCCACCACGGACGAGCTCCACGAGGCGCTGCGTGAAACGGCGTGGAAACCATGGAGCAACGCCGACGGCATGAATCGTGACGCGTTCGTCGACGAACTCGTTGACGCGTTTCACTTCTTCATGAATCTCCTGATCGTCGCGAACTGTGACGCGAAAGAGTTCTTCAGACGATATCTCCGCAAGAACGGTATCAACCACGAACGCATCGATGAGGGCTACACCAGCCCCACTGGGTGACCGCCCGATACGGTAGACACCATGGCACACACGTTTGTCGACGCGCTCGGATTCGCGGGCGGATTCACCCTAGGTATGGTCCAAGCGGGTTTCGAGCTCGTCGGCAAGCGTGAGATGAAGGGAGGTTTCGGTGTACCCAACTGCGAGGTTAATCGGCATCTCCTGGGACAAAACTGGAAGAGCGAGGCCGGTGATCCTGCCCAGTGGAGTGTTCCTTCCGCTAATGTTGTTACCGGCAACCCGCCTTGCAGTGGCTTCTCTGGGATGTCTGCCAAGCATTTTCGTGGGGCTAATAGTCCCATTAATCATTGCATGTGGAGTTTTGTGGATTTCGCTGCTCGAGTCCGACCCCAGGTTGCGGTATTCGAGTCTGTGCAGTTAGCCTTCACGCGTCCGGACGGCCTCGCCCTGATGCGCGCACTCCGAGAGAACCTGGAGGCGAAGACAGGTGATCAATGGACGCTCTACCACGTTCTTCACAACGCGTACAGCATCGGCGGAGTCGCGCATCGCCGACGCTATTTTTGGGTCGCAGCTCGCGTCCCCTTCGGCATCGAGTGGCCTCATCGAGACCGACTGCCGGTGCTGGACGACGCTATTGGCGACCTGGAGCACCAGCCGCAAGCGTGGGCGGCTACCGAGCGTCGGAGCACTCCTTCTTGGTGGGCTACATCGAGAACACGTGACGACGGGCTCGTGGATGGGCACATGTCGGTTCGTGCTCCTATCGTTCAGCGAGTGGTTGATCTCATGCAGGGAGCTCAGTGGAACGGCGGTGAACACCTCGCTAAGCTTGCGAGACGTTACCATCAAACACACGGACGACTGCCCGATTCATGGAAGCACACCGAGGCAAAGGTCGTCGCATCTGACTTCAACCTCGGGTACAACACACCCGTCAGGTGGATCGGTGACGCACCTGCCCGAGTTATCACGGGTGCTGGACCAATCGTTGCGTTCCATCCACGGCTTCATCGACCGCTAACACACCGTGAGGTAGCACGTGTGATGGGGTTCCCGGACACGTGGCTGATCGAGCCGCTCAAGAACACACCGGGACTCGTCGCTACGTGGGGAAAGGGCATCACGGTCGACTGTGGTCGCTGGATCGGTGAGTGGATTCACTCCGCACTAGACGGTCAGCCGGGAACCCATCGCGGCGCAGAGATCGGAACGCGAGAGTTTCTGATCGATGTCACCAACGCCTGGTCCCAGAACCTGGTACAGTTGGACTCGACACTCAAAAAGTTCAAGAAGCTACTTGGAGGAAACATCATGACCGAGCCTGTTGAGGCGCCCGCCGTTCCCGTCACCGAGGGTGAGACGCCGACCGAGGGTGCCACCGAGGCGCCCGTCGCCAATGCGAGTGGTGGAGGCCGTCCGCGTCCGCAGGCGACGCTCGAGCGCGACGCCAAGGTCCTCGAGTACCTCGCGCAGCAGACCGAGGGCCAGTCCAAGGACGACATCGCGAAGGGCACTGAGCTCCCCGCGAACGAGGTCTACCTGTCGCTCTGGCGACTGAAGCGTGACGGCGAGATCCACAAGACGTCCAGTGGTGGCGCCGTTCGATGGGTGGCTGGCGAGGCTCCTGCGAACGAGGCTCCTGCCGTGACCTCGGATGAGTCGGCGGCCGCACCCGTGGAAGAGTCAGTCGCTATCTGATCCCCACGACAGCGAACGACACTCTTCCAACACCGCCCCACGCCATAACCCCTAGCGTGGGGCGGTGTGCTATGTGCGCGAACTTGATATAATCAGTTGAACCACCCAGTGGGGAGGACGTTATGGAAACAATCGCACCGGGTGACATCGTTGCACATCGTGAGCGTGTCGCTGTGCTAACCGGGCTAACGATCACCAGTGGGGCGCTTGGTATCAAGCCCGATCAATCTCACAAGAGTGGTGGCGGCTATCACTGCGGTGTCCAAGACATTCGTGACCTTGGCACGTATCCGGACGGCGACTACTCCACACGTCAGCCTCGTGATCGCGTCGGTGGGAACGTAGCCAGTGCGGAAGACATCGGTGATGACTGGCCACGCGGCGGTCGAGCCGCGTGGCTGCGATTCAACAACCTCCTCGTCGCGCAACTACGCAGTGGTGACCCAGCACTGTCTACCCTGCGAGCGGTAAACTTCTCGCCTGATGGAGTATCACAACGTCGATATGACACACTTCATCCAGAGCAAGGCATCATCTCGTCAACGGACTCGGTGACGATTCACACGCACCTAGAGTTTTGGCGCAACACCGCCGGGACGATGGCACGTACGGTGACACTCACACGCGTCGAGCAGATCATCGCCGCAGCCATCACAAACACACCACTGGGAGACGACATGCTGACGCCTGACGAACACAACCTACTATACAACATCGATGCGTGGCTACGTCAGCTAGTTGGCGTTCACGCGGGTCCAGTTCCGATCATTCCGGTCGCCGCAAATCCGACCGCGACCATCCCGTGGCCGAACAAGGCATCCGACGCGACCGCGGCCATCAACGCGAAGCTCGACGCTGTTCTTCACGCGCAGGGTGTCACACAGGCCGACCTCGACGAACTACAGGCGCGGCCGACATACGACGCAGTCGCACTCGCTGCGGTGCTGGCCGAGCATTTGAGTGTCGAGGTGTCCGCGGAAACGGTGACTGCGGCACTCGAGTCACCGGCTGGACAAGCGGCGCTCGTTGGCGCGGTAAACAAGGCTGAAGATTCCTAATCAAGTGAATGGCCTTTCGCTCGAGATCTTTCTTCGTGAGTGGGGCCCCACTGGGTTGTTGTCACTCTGCATCATCTCAATTCTCACAGGTCTTCTCGTACCGGTTAGGTTCTACCGCGAGATGAAGCAGCAGCGAGATACGTGGATGCAGAGTGCCAACGAACTTCTGCGACAGAATAGTAAGCTCCTCGAATCGGCGCACGTCGCGGATGCCACATTCAAGGCACTCAAGGATGTCGCTACAAAAGAGACTGAGATCTCATGAGCTGGCTTACTAAGTTGCTTAAGCGGGGACCATCAGAGAAGCTACAAGAGGCACGAAACGTACGCGACAACATCGTCGCACAGCGAGAAGAAGTTGAGAAAGTTGCGACATCACTGCGTGATAGTGTTCGTCGACCTAATCATCTCGCACCGCTCATCGAGCAGATACTGCGGAGCACACGTTAGATGAACAAGTTCTGGTTCATTGCGAGTTATGTCTCGCTCGCATACGCAGCACTCGTCACAACGGCACTCGTTGCGACGTATGCGTTCACCCAGTGGGAAAAAACACAGGTTGGGCGTCAGTTCATGGTAACGAAGGCGTGTCTCGCAATCATTATCGACTACTGGTTTGTCTCAATCACCTTCATTCGTCCTCTTCATGAGTACTCGTCAACAATGCCACCGCGTGCAGTCATTTGCGCGATCATCGGAACGGTGATGTTGAGGTGGCTTCTGATTATCGCACGTGTACAGGTTCTCACGCGGCGTGCGCATCGTTCGGTATGGAACATACCGGAAGAACCACCACCCATTAGGAGAGAGCAGTGAGAATTTTTGGACGTGAACCAGCACTCATCATGGCGTTTCTAACATCAGCGATCGCTGTGCTCAGTGCGTTCATCTTCCCCCTGAGTGATGTGCAGCAGGGCGTGCTCAACGCCGCAGTCGCTGCCATCTTCGGCTTCATCACCGCAGCGCTGGTCGCCAGGGAGAAGTTTGTCCCGGCCATCGTTGGGCTGGCGAAGGCACTCATCGCCGTCGCTGTATCATTCGGTCTACACTGGACACCCGAGCAGCAGGGTCTCTTCCTAACTCTCGTCGCAACGGCGGCAGCTCTCCTCGGCGTGCGTCCCCAGGTTGTGGCAAGTGTGCCACCAGAGGAGGCACCCTAACCATCGTGATGCGCGAGTAACGTCGCTGCTCCGATCGACATTGCCCAGTGGGAGCGTGACCCACTGGGCAATGTCGTGTCAAAAAACGACAAAAACCGTCAAAATATGAGGTTCTGAGACCTCCCTGGAGACACGTACCGGAGCGGCCTGATAGTCGACTAACGGACGAAAACGGATGTTTTTCGACATCAACACGCTGAGAAAAGATCTTATGATGTCTATTTACACAGTGTCATCGATCCTGTTATAGTTATCTCATCAGCAAGGTAGCGAGGTTCCGGGGCAACTGGATATCCTACCTTGTCGACCAAAGTCAAATGATGGAGGATGAAGTGAAGGTCAACGTCTACATGCGAACCTACGCGCACTACGCCGCGAGCGTTGAGTTGACAGATGATGAACTTGAGGACATCGCTGCTGAATACGGTGTGACGATCGAGGAGCTCGACGCGGAGATGATTCGTGATCTTGCCGAGAATAAGGCGTTCACGAAGGGTGTGCCGAAGCTGTGTCACCAGGAAAAGATTGATCTCAACGACTGGGAGTCACCAGACAAGACGGAAGATGCCATTGAGATCTTGGAACGATAAGACACCCTGTGGGAGCGTATCCCACCGTGGGCCTGTAGCTTAATGGTA